ATATCCGTTACTTGGCTTGATAGATACGGAGACCCTGCAAGAACGGGAGTCTTAACGGGAGATGTCTTTATCTGACTTGATAGATATGGCGTTGCCGGTGTCATAACTTGATTAGTTGCAAGCGGTGTAGGTTTAGCAGGCGCAACGGTAGGCAAGGCGTTCCATAACCTAAAGTCATTTGAAGCATAAGGTTTTAACGTGCTAAGTTCACGAGTTCCGGCAGCTTTTAACCAATCAGTCGTCATTTTTTATCTCGAATAAACTAATCCTGAATTACCACCACTAGGAGGAGCTTGCGACCATAATCTCCACGAAGTATCTTCCGGCGTAGCACCTTTGTCTGCCTGCTGATAACCATAGTATTGAGACCTAGAGGACGGAGACATCCTTGCTAAATACTGGGATGATGGTGTTAATAGGTCGGGCATACCTTGTGCGGAATTATTAGAACCTGCCCAACCCTGAATAGGCGTTCCTACTTGAGTTGTAGTACCCTGCCCCATACCGTACTGACCGGGCATCAAGGGTAACATCCAGGGTTGAACGACAGGGGTAGAACCGGAAGCCGCCGCATACTCTAACCAAGAACCGGGGTTAGCTTTTAATTGGGCTAAATATCTTTCTTTCTCTGCAGCTAAACTTGCCGCATCCTGTTGCTGTTGGTATTGTAATTGCTGTTGCTGAAATCCTAATTGCTGCTGTTGGTATGCCTGTTGTGCGGTAGCCTGCTGCTGTTGATAATCCAGCATAGCCTGTTGGTAGGGGTCTATTCCAGAAGCGTTACCACCGCTTATAACATCACTACCGTCATCGTAAACAGTATGAGTAAGCCCCTGCGCATCAACGTAATTATAAAGTATTCCCTTGCTAGTTAAATTATTACTGGCCGTTGAAGTAGCCGGTGCGGTATATCCGGCGTCATCGTAAGTCCCCGTGTAGGGATTCCACCTTTGCAGATTACCATTGGCGTCAATGTAAGTTTCCTGAAATCCTGCTGGCAACGGATATGTAGTTACGTTAGATGTTGAACCAGAACCGCTACCGCCCCCGGCAACGTAGGCTTTGTATGCCTGGAAATCCATTGTAGTTATGCCTTTGTCATAAAGCATTTTCCAGATATTATACATAGGGTCTGATGTATCAGCATTGTTGCTCGTAGTTGGAGTAGTGGAAGTGCCGCTTGCAATGGATAGCGGACTTGGGGTTGTCGGAGTAGTGATGACACCGCTCGACATATTCCCACCCATATAAGTTACCCAATCGGTATAGGACATTTGTTGGCCGGGATGGGCTGCCATCCAGTTTGCATACCCCGCCAGTGTTATATTTGTATCGGGCATTTTACTTTTCCTCCAACTTCATAGCTTGCACTTCTTTATATTTGTTATTGAATATCCAGTTAGATAATGGAGACGGCTCTTGCGTACCGTAAACCTGCGATAACTTCTGGAAATCCTCCGGCGTACATTCTGAATACTTCTTGCCAATTAACTGTTCGGGATTCCCTATATCTTCTAAAGGGTCAATATACTTTTCTATAATTACATCAATAGCCGCCATTTGGACGGCTACATACTTATCTACGGCCTTTGTAAAAGAATTTCCTTTCATCGTCTATTCCCACCGCCGCCTTGTCCCTGATTTGGGTTAATAGATACGGGACTTCTCATTTTAGCCATTTGATTTTGAACAGCCTGTGCCGAACCTGGAGTACCTATATGGGGGATGTTAGTTGTTAGTTGCTGCCCCATCATCGGAGGAGTTCCCTGTTGTGGGACTTGCCCACCACCTTGCCCCATATTCATAGTACCCATAGCGTTCATTGGTAACGCAGGCGGAGGATTGTTTATACTTTCCGCAGCACTTCTCTTACTAACCGCTTCCATCATCCTGGCTGCGACATACTGAGCCGATACCTGCTGGACTGCCGGATTCTGGGAAAGTTCCTCAACGGTTTCTTCGACTTCCATAGCAATCGGGTCTACGTTAGACATCTGCTTTCTAGCCCACTGTCTAGTAACTATCTTAGAACTGACTAACCTTTCTAAATCATCGTGCCGTCTGTATTCGTCTTCCTCTGAAACCGGTGCAAATTCAACGTAGCAGTTGAACGGTTCTTTCATATCGTCTTTGTTTATCGTAATGTCAAATTCGTCAGTAGGAGTTCTCGACCAGATTCTTATATCACCCGGAATAACATTCTTCATTAGCCTTGCACAGTTAGTTAATATCTTTGCCGTACCGTGCTTAAAGGCTTCCGTAGCGTAAAGGTAACGAGTCGAGGCTTCACTTAATAATAAACGTCTGTCCGTCCCAGAACGCACCCCGGTCTCGCCCATACCCCTGACTACGTTAGGGGCTGCGTGGGCACTTATATAACCTGAAGTGATAGCCAGGTGCGATTGTAGGGCTTGTAGTGGCACTTGTGGGGTTTGGTTGACTAACTTAACGCCATCGGGTAACGGAGTATATGTACCGAACTTTTGGCTGATTTGGGTTACACCTTCCGCACCCTTGCCCTCGATAGTTCCCCACGGCCAAGCGGTCTTTGATAAAACTATATCGTTAAGAGAATAGTTCCTTGACTCCGAAATTAAGAGGTCGTGTATCTTTCTTAAAATTCCTACATACCGTTTATCCATAGCGTTTGTAGTGCTTAAATTACCTAGACCTGTATCAATGGCGATATAGGGTAGGAATCCGTAGTCATGTTTGGCTACACCGGCTTTTAAGATTGGTTCTCCATCGTAGAGTTCACACCTGAAGTCAGGTGTCCAGAAGGAAATATGCTCTACAGTCTTATCTACATTCTTGCCTTTGGGGTTACTCCACGTAGGATATTTATTCCTAACGTCATAAACTAACTCGTCCTTAAATTCAAAGACGAATCTCCCGCCATCTTCGTACGGGTCAAGCATAATCCATCTGGGGTGAACTGCCTTAATCACTATCGGAATACTCAAATGGTTATCAGAACGCCATCGCTCTATCTTATTTGCGTAGGATTCGTCAGACTCTTTTCCCTGTTCCGGTTTATCCGACCACCTGTCAGCGTCCCAGACCGTCTTGAATACGGCTAATCCGTGTAACCAGAAGTGTTTAGCCCCAACTCTCCAGGGACTTATCGTTGACTCTACGTTAGTCCTATGAATCAAACCAAGATAGAACTTCCGCATCATCTCCTGTTCCTTTTCCGAAGTGGCAGAAGTACCCTTGCGGTTAGTGTAAACCCTCGCATTTCCCACGTCCGTATGGTCAACACACGCCTCAACCATATCGGAGGCCGTAGGCAGGATAACACCCTGAGAGGCGAACTCCTCGGGAAGATTTAACTTATTAAGAAAATCTAAATCGTAATAACTCTCATCCTCATCGAACTGCGTAAAAAGCGGGTCGTATATATCCATACAGGATTCAAATAGAGTTAATATTTCCTCTACCGTTGGTTTTACTAGCTTTTTTGCCATATTATCTCCACACCCTTATGTTATTCCCAAAGTGTAATGTCGAAATCGGCTTGCTTGAATAAATGTCAGTCTGCACTTCACCCTTCTTGTACCAGGCTATCGCTAACGCCATTGGGTAGTCATCGTGCCTTCCCTGCTGTGCCTCTATCCTCCCACCCTTTTCAGCGTTCCTAATCACATCAAAGAACTGATTGATACCGTTCTTGTTGTAAATAATGATTTGCTTATTATTAATCGCCGGTATCAGAGAACCCCATAAGGCAGTCCGCCCTTCGTCTCCTACCCCTGTATGGAATCCCGGTTTGTCCTTGTCAGAATAAAGATTCCTGTACCCCAATCTCTGAGCCGCTAAGATTACTGACCTGCCCCAGTCATTGTCCTCAATACACCATAAGGGATTCCCGTAAAGTCCTAACATCTTGACCGACTGAGAGGCCAGTTCTTCTTCTGATAAATGATTGTGTAATATGTCCGCTACCACTTCACCCGTCTTTACATTCAAAACTAACGTAACGGAGAAGTCCTTGCCTACCCCATGAGAGGTGTCCGTAGAAGCGATATAGAAGTTGCCTATCGAATGAGGCTTGTAAATATGAACTATCTTATTGTCAACATCAGGTAATTCAATCGGATTCCTAACTTGCCCCATCATCCAGGTTAAAGAGTCTATATTGAACGCCGCTATACTTTGGGAATGACTTAATGCCTCTTGCTCACTCCGGGGATAGTTACCCTGCATATAAAGTTCCGGTGTTACCCCACCTAATTCATCCGATGTCAACTCACTAGCCCTCGCCTCATACCACTTCTCATCCCTCCCCGGCATTACGTTGTAGGGGAAGAATAAAGGAAAGAACGAGTTGTCTTTTGACCTGGCACTTGTGTAAATGTTCCTTGCCAATGAGGTTGCCCTGGTCTTATTAATAGTGAACGTCCCGATAAACTGACCACCAGCATCTATGACGGGTTTGGCTGCGTTGTAATGCTCCGATGCGTAAGGGTGTTCTTCCCACTCATCACAGTCTATTATGGACGCTGTGAACGATATGCCCGCTGTAGGTGTCGAAGGCATCGCCAACAACTTGGAGTTCATCGCCGGAAACCCTAAACTCATCGCCGTGTCAGGATTTAACGTGGGCTTTAAGAATGTGGGTAAATGCGTGTATATCTTCCTGCACTTGTCTAACTTCTCCGCCGCCTCTAACTCACCTTTAGAATATAATAGGACTACCGCTCCCCTGTGAAATAACGCAAACCATAAATCATATGCCGCACATAACCACGAAGCACCTATCTGCCTCGACTTTAACATCACTACTAACCGATGGCTTAGTAACGCCCCTACCATCTCCTTAGTGTGTCCCCAGACTTCAAACGGCACTAACCCACCACTGTTCCTTTCATTCGGCCTCGGCGGTATGATTAACTTACAATGCCTCAAAAACCTCAAAAATGACTGCCTGCATAGGAAACTCTCTATCTTCTGTACCTGTATATCACCCTCATCATACTCGCTAACTCCCTTAGATAAGAGTTCTGCGAGCCTGTTATCGTGTTCTTCTAGTATATTTATTGTCAACTTAACCTAATTTCCGACTTAAAAATTCTGGGGGGGTTGAAATACTATATAGACCCAAACTGTGCCCAAGTCCACTTCG